TTGCCATAGACTAAGCCTTTCTTATCACGCGGCTATTGCTTAAACGCCGTTGCTGCAATGTCATAGACCGATACAATAGCAATGTTGTAATCAGCTAATTTCCCAGTTAAATTAAACAAGTAACGCATACCATCGGGCATAATACGCCAACAATCTACTGGGTATCTATGTTCCTTGAATTGCCAATGAGTTACAATAGCCAACATACCATTGGATTTTAATACTCTAACTAACTCTGGAACCCATAGCCATATTGCCTCGACATGTTCCATCGTTGAACCTGTCATTACAATATCATAAGTATTGCTAAGGATTGGAAAGTGATAAGGATCAGGACTAACAATGTCAACGTTTGGGCCTGGTTGTATATCAAGTCCAGTATATTGCCAGCCACGATCAATCACTATTGGTCTATAAGTTCCATTAACATCGTAACTACCAATATCTAAAACGCTTGCCGGTTGTACTCCATTATAACGGTTTAGAAGTTCTATCATTGCTAGTCTTGCTTCGTCATGCATAATCAATAGCCAAATCTATTTTGTTTAGCACCAAGAAGATCAGTGAGAATTCTCTTGATAGCACTGTGTAAACCAGATTGTCTTGGTGGAGATTCAGCGCCTATCTTCTGCCCATTTGCTGATGCATATTTAAGATTAGCATCGCTACCAAAATGCTCATAGTTTCTAGCGCAATAAGCAACAATCTGTAACAATGCTAGTTTAATAATAGCTGAAACATCATCACTACCAGCAGAGTAGGATATAATTACATTACCAATTCCTCTGTTGAATTTTCCTTTTTCTGGAGTACCATCATACAAGCCAATGATTCCATGACTATAATCAATAGAGAATGAATCACTTGGCCAAACAACATTATCAATGGTAACTGAGGACACACTAACTATCGGAGACCATCTAAGTTTAATAGCTGGAGTTCCATTGCCATTATGCTTTTCATTGGTAACAGTAAGGACACTTTCACTAGAACCTATCCAGTAAATTCCTTGCCAACGACGAACAGCATCAATAGCTACATCGTACCAAAAGTCTTGGATAGTAGTTGATGGAAGCCTAGCATGATTCGCTGCTTCTGTTTTAGTTACAATCTCCCAAGACATCATAACTCCTAACTAAGAGACGGGGTAGTGGACGGAGAGCTTGTCCACTACCCCTAGAGAGAGGTTAGCTTACACGAACACGACGTGCAATCGCATGAGCTGTTGGATACTTCGCAAGATTAGCGAAGTAAATCTTCAACATCATCGGGAAACTATCCTTGGTTCGTGCAAGTTCAACGAGACGCCACATTTCTGCAATTGGCCGTCCATCATCATCAATGTTACCAAGCATCGTAAGACCACGATCAGCCTCAGTATTAACAAGCCAAATCGTAGAATCGTTACTAGCAGAAGCCAATGGATGAACCGTCGAAATAGCAGTATAGCCAGTATCGGTAAACGATTCAACCAACCCAGTAACATTACCAGAACCATCGTAGGTCTTAGCGGCAATAACCTTGATGAGCTTCAGGTCATCAGCAGTATTCAAGGTGTCGCCGACGCTACGATACACACGGTACAACTGAGCAGAAGCATCACCAGTCCAGGTAAGAGCAACACTACCAGTTGAACCACTGATAGTCATTCTTGACGATGCAGTTCCGTGGAACTGTTCTCCTTCAATATCAACGGTACTAATGGCATAGTAGTAGTAAGCAGCACCAAGAGTACCACCAGATTCAGAAGCAGAAGCAGAAACAGCAGGTGACGTAGTTCGTGGCGTAACATAATCAGCTTCCAAAATGGGAATGTTACCATAGGTATTCATCACCATTGCGCCCTCAAAGGGCTGGCCAGGAGAAAGCTGAATATTGGCACGAGTCTGCAACGTACTAACCTTTTGCGCCATAGACGTTGACATAAGCCAAAGCATAGCATCGCCAGACCAGGAAGCGAGCTTAACTGCATTGAGCATATTGTCAAGCAAGGTCAAAGTAACAGTACCATCATGGTCAAAGATGTTGCTAACCTTAGCAGTAGCATCGGCTTCAAGCCATTCGGCAAGACCCTTGACCTGATAGGTATCAACATCGTTAGCCCACAGAAGACTGTATTCCATAAACTCACCAATGCCATGAACAGCACCGGCTAGTTCCTCAATCAACGCATCGGCAAAAGACTTGCTGGTAGCTTCCAGGAACCCAGTAACTTCAGGATAGCCACGAGCAATCTTAAGAGTGACATTACCAGTTCCATAGGTTCCCGAAGTGGACGATGCCGAAGCACCTTCACCCTGGAACACAGGACGAGGATAGGTCAAGCGAGTTCGATACTCATGAACCTTACTCGTTGCCTGTGCGGTTTCTATGAACTGCAACAGTGGAGTACGATCATAAAGCGCATCAACCAATTCTGGATACAAGTCATAACCAAGAAGGTAAGAACCAGTTCCAGCGGTATCTAGTGCGGCCTTAACTCGCAAAGCGAGTTCGTTGCGATCAGCAACCTTTTCACGAGGGCGCTCTACAACAGTACGCGCCGAAGGATCATATGCACGCTGAATATGGCGACGTGGATCAGCCAATTTACGCGCATTGCGAGCGACAAAGGTATCGCGCCCGCGAACCGTTACGTTACTCATTTTTATTCCCCCTTACAAAACACTTAGTCTGTTAGAGTTTCTAACAGGTTTATCTTGGCTCGCCACAGGATTATCAATCTTCGATGTGCGCGAGATTGGCTTCCGCAATTCATCAAGTGATGCTTCCAAGTTGGTAGCAACATCATTGATCTTAGTTACTGCCGCTTCGTTGGCATCAATTTGAACCTTGATAGCACCATGCATACCAGCAATATCACTCGCTATTTTTTCCATTGCTTGCGACAAAGCATTACCAAGTTCCTCGATACGTACAGTAAGAACATCAACGGTTTTACGAAGTTCAGTGCCATCGTATACAGGTGAATCACTGTAGGTTGTATAATTCGATAGTGTGTCACCAGTTCCAGTGGTACTATAGACAACACCTGGTACTTCGCTAATATTAGTTGCACCAGTAACGTTGCTAGATACTTCAAGTTCCTTGGTTACAACTTCTTCCACTACTTGCTCTTGAATTAGTGTTGCATCAACAGCTTTGACTTCTTCCAAGATTACAACTGGTTCAAGAATAATTTCTTCTTTAACTTCAGGTTTCATTTCACTAACTCCTGGTAATGAATAAGTAACTGGTTTTGCAAACTCAGACCATAGTCTTGAATTTAGACTAGCGGCCTGGTGCTTAACCAAGTAATCAACAATCGCTGCTTCTTCCCGAAGCAACATCGCTTTTTCTCTACCCAATATTGGAACAACGCTAATAATATCATTGGGAGTAAGAAGGGTGTGTCGTGGACGATCACCAACCATCTTCATTCCCTTAACACTAGACCAAAGAGCATCGCGATTAGCGGGATTATCTACAACACTAGTCTCAGCCAAGTCGTAGTCGGTAATTCGCATAGGGCCAAAGAAGAAAAAGAAATCATCATCACCTTCTTCTTCGATTGGTTCCCATTCAAGGACACGAGCACCAATGGAATAACCCTTCAATGCACCAGCGCGGGCAAGTTTAGCCGTATTGTCATCAATGATCTTAGCTTCCATTTCATTCCAGGGAAGTCCATCAATGTAACTCAGCTTGGTAGCAACACCGACTGGCATTGGTTGGTGCATAAATCTAATGTTACGAATGTTGTTCCACCGACCAACGGCTTTAACTGTCCCATCCTTGGTTACAATATCTCCAACAACATCAACATTGTCAGAAGTAAATGGGCCATAAACAAAACAATCATTGTTATCATTTCCAAATACACTGGAAATAAAACCACCACTAGCCTTATCCCTGCGCAACTCTGGAAGTAGATTTGCTGTAAATATCATTGCTTAACCTTGCTTAACCTCTACTAGAACCAAGTCTGGGTTTTCGTACTTAGCCCTTGCAAGACATTGATTGTATATCCAGTTTATAGTATTACGACTTATTTGTCCAGTGCCTACAAGAACATCTTTTGGAATCTTCAATAATTCAACCACTGAAAGCACAATGTTATCTGGATCGGTGCGTCCATTCGACGAAACAATATCATAAAGATCAACCCATTTAGGATTGAAGTTCTTATAAATTATATTAACCAATGACTCTGAGACAACTGCATCTATGTAACTATACGATGTTACATCGGGACGAGGATTGGTAACAACCTTGTAGTAGGACACGTTATCGTTCTTTGAATCAGAGAAGGCGTTTGTATCTTGAGGAATCTTGGCAACAACACTAACTGGCTGACTTGGCTTCGTTTGTCTCGGCATTTCTTGTTCCTTTTTGTATTGTCAATCTTATGGCTTCAATAAACAATTGATCTAGCAATGCACTACGTGGTGGATACCACGTCTTTAGTGTTCCACAATTGCAATGAAATACAATGTTAGCACCATTGGTACTGATACGTTGGATATGAGAATCGTCACCAACACTGGTAATAACCAGGTTGGTATCAACGATCTTACCTAACTCTGCCCCACATGCATGACAGTTCCAGGTCTTGAACATCATATCGTTTTTAACAACTCTCTTGCACTAGCAAATAAATCTTTAATTTTATCTGGTTGCTTAGCTATTGTCTTACCAGCAACCTTCTGCTGCAATGACCGATGAAGTTGCGCTGACATTCCAGGAGACAGAAACATAGTATCATAATGACCATTATCACTGTCATCGTAATGATCCAAAAAATGTTCTTCCATTCCGTCGAGTTCTGCCATCCTCATCATATTAAGACGTTCTTGCATTGGCTGACCAATGTCACCTTGATTGTTACCAACATTTTCACTGTCAGTTGATGGAAGATCAGTGTTATCAGTTGGTACTAAGTCATGACCTTCACCACCCTCTGGATTGGCATTAGCCATATTCATTGGCATTAAGTAGTCTCTATCAGCCCAATCTTCTTCAATCGGTGGATGGCCAATCAGTGCACGTCCCTCATTGGTATTAACTAAGCCCCACTGTCTAGCACTTCGAGCAACAGAAACTAACTCCAATTGAGTCAATAACTGAGGATGCTTAAAGGCAAGCCACCAACCAGGTGCATCGAATTCTCTTAGGCATACCTGTTGTCTAAACGTTGATCCAATCAATGCACACAATGGCTTAGTGGTGAGTTCATGGAATAGCCATCGTTGTTGAGTCACAGATCGAGTATCAATGCCAACAGTACGACCAGCAACAGAGGCGGGGACACCAGTGGTTTCACTAATCTCATCACTAGCAAAGTTTCTACCATCGGCATAAGGCATCTTGTCATCCTTACGTTGGTATGGTACCCATTCTACTTGTCCACGAATAGCAACTGGTGTTCTTCCAAAGTTACTTGCACCGGTTTGCTGAGACAACAACATAGCTACAAACATATCATAATCGTCGTCATCAACTTCTGGGCTAACCATCCATAGTCCATGCTGAGGTGCATTACTCATTGTATGTAGCGATAGATATGCTTCCTGGGCTGCAACGTCAGAAGGCAATGTTCTTGGAAGCAAAGACTCTAGTGGAGTTCCCCATGCTTTTCCACATAGATCAGGAAAAGCATAGTAAACAATATCTCTTGGATTTTTCCACGTTGATGCTTCTAAGTATCTATCTCCAAGATATTGAATATAGGCAGGAGACTTGAACTTTCCAGCATCATCATAGTTTGGTTCAACGTATCCCCAAATAATATCAAAACCAATAGCTTTACCAAATGGATTACGAAGAATCTCCCAGGCAACTGGCCCCATCAAAAACAAGGCAGCAGTTTGATATATTTTTGATTCAGTTGATATTCCAGATTGGTAATAAGACCAATCAATGGCATCGCCTTGTGGATAAAGGAAACGTAGAATGGCATTACGCTGACGATTGTTACGACGATACCTATCACCACCGAACTTCTCTATGTCGAATCCACCACTAACAGCAGACATACCAATTTTATTGATGGTACTACGAAGATGAGGATGTTCCCTGGCTACATCTATCAATGACGAATAGAGGATACGACCATGTATAGAATCCCGCGCACGTAAAATAGTTGATGCCCCACTGTTTATCTTCAGGCCACCACCGGTAACTTTAGTTTTGGAACCAGAAACAATATACATATCACATCCTCATATCAACAAAATAATATAACACAATCATATGATTCTATTTGTCATATGTCAAGATAACGAATTGAATCTAAGAAGGGTAAGATTATCGGCCCCAATAACAATTGATTTAATACCAAGTTCTTCTAGTGATTTTCTAAGTGTTACTGCATCAGCCTGTGGCGTACTTTCAGGGAAAATAATAAGATAAGGTGTTGACTTATTGAGTTCTTCAATCCTTACTCCCGCCCCATTTTCCAGAACCAAATCTAAAGCGTTTTGGATTTCCTGCAAACGCTGATTCAACAGACCAGTTTCTTCCTGAACTATCTTTTGGATCATCCTCTTTATTAGTTGCATAGCCAAGTAATGGCCTCCTTCCAGAATTTTTAACAACACCAGTTTTATTTGGAATAATATTCTTTTCAAGAGCGTAATTACAGAGATAGAGAAATAAAGGCAAATCAACTTTACGACGAGAGCCAATGAGAAAAATAATCTTATCTGGGGTAAATATCTTTCCAACATTTGCGGCAACCTCCATGATTGAATTGCCTTGATTCATTAAATCAATTATAGTCTTTAGATCATCCAATGTAAATGGATGAGATGTATAAAAGTAATCTGCTTTTCTTAGATCATCTTCGTTCGTTGGTGGCCTTGGTGCCGTTTTATTTTTATTGCTTTCTGTCGTTGTAATCCTTAACTTTTCGTGCCCAGTAGACAGGAAAGCAACAAAGGCATAAAGACAGGCATTGGCTAGGTCATCACGTCCTGGTGCCTTGCGATAAACAGCAACCAATCTTCTTACACCAGATACAGTTCGTTCTTCCTCGTCGCGCTTAAGAGTACAAAACGATTCAATGATGTCATTTGCCATTGAAGATGGCGATCCTGGATTACCAGGCAACTGAATCTTGCCATCTATAATCCATCGTCTAAAAGCATCAAGGGCTTCAACCTTGTGAATAGCAAAGACTCCGTTCTCATCTGGCTTATCATAAATAGTCTGAATAATGTCAGAGTAATACGACAAAATAACATTGCGTCTTCCACCCCTAAATGCTACGGCGCTTTGTGCATTTGGATGACGATCAACTACTGTAAGAATTGGATTCCATTCGGCTTGTATTTTTTCCAGTTCATCAAAGGCTTTACCTTCGATTGAAACAATAACCTTCTTGAACACAGGTCTAAATACAACACCAGTCCATTCAAAGATTGCAACATCTAACTTATCTCCCTGGTCAACTCCCATATAGTAACGCTTATTTGGTAGTGGAATTTCAGTATCATAATCACCAGAGAATGTATAAGCATTGAATAACTCTGGTGTAAATCCACCAGCAGCACTATGCTGTGCTTCTCCAAGATTGAGATTAAAAAATGTCTTTTGTGATAATGCTCTATTGCTGGCTCGCATCAACGATGGTGCAGTATGTAGCAACGGAAGCATCATTTGTGTTATGTGGTACCCACGTGCCTTACCTTTACCTGGAGACATGGGTTCCCACGATCCATTAATAATAGCTTCGTTCGGTAACTGCTTATCACATTTAGAACAACCGTAGTAAACAAAGGTTTCATCCCTGGTTTTTATATTTTTTTCCCAAGTAAGAAACTGTTTATGGTTACAATGAGGACAGGTAACAATCCATTCATTCTGATCTGAGTTCTGAAAAGCCATATCAATTCCAAAGCCTGGAATTGTAGGTGTACTCATCTTCCAATGAATCTTCCATCGTGAAGCATCGGTACGATTACGAAACTTTTCAAGATTATCCTGGTCAGACTTATCAACCTCATCATTAATTACCCAATCCGTTGGAATAGCACGAGGTTCAACTGAACACTCCATGAAAGACAAAAAACCATTCCCGATGGAATGGTTATAGACCTGCCAGATACCCTTACGTCTTGTTTGTAGTATGGGTGAGTTATCAATGATTGGTTTCATGACAGTCTGAACGTAGTCAGTAACGTCCTTCTGTCTTGGAAAACTAAAGATCACACGTCCATCATAAATATCAGCAAAATGAATTCCACGAACAACACAAGTTGTAGTAATTCCCACCTGTGTTGGCTTCTTGATTACAACGTCAGGATGCCATAGATTCATGATTTCAACTTGCCATAATCTATTAGCAAAATCCCAAGGAATACTATTACCAAGAACAATTGTTGATGCACAGTAAAGAATAGGACTTTGATTTTCTGGAAGTACCAGTGGGTTAGATGCTTGTGTTGTACTAGACATAATTAAAACTTTGTCTGTTCATCGAAACTTAGTCCACCATTGATACCATGTTTCATCACGTATTCTAGCGGGGTTAGTTGGTGAATTCCAATGTGATCGTAGAGATTATCCTTGATCCAATTACCACATTCATGACATAGTAAAGAACTGGTATCAAAGTTAAGTGACATCTTTCCATACTGTGGAGTTAAATCGTCGGCATCTATATCGGAATGGGCCTTGAGGATAGCGTAACTAGGAGAAACATCGCCAGCTTTTATCTTCATAATTTCATCGGCAACGATGCGTGCAGAGGCATTGGTAATTGATAGCTTTGGTTCTTCTACCTCTACTGGTTCTGGTTCTTTAATAACTGGCAATACAGAGTGAATCATATCCATTGCAACTTTAACCTGAGCATTGAGGACGCCAACTCTTACACTGGGAGATTCATCGTTTCTCCAATCCTCTGCTAAAACCCCGGACAAAACTTGGATGCTTCGAGCGGTCATATACTGTAATTGTCGCCTAAAGTATTCTCCCTTTAATGCAACTGCTTTTCTACGCCACTCTTGAACCTCTGGATACTTCAGGAAAATATTGGATATTTCTCTAGCTGGAATACCAGTATGCATAGACACATCTATTTCATTCCCACCAAAGGCAAGTATCGGAATTGCCTTAACAATGGCTTCTCTCTCATCAATCTCTAATCCCATCAGAAATGGAACAAGATCAAATTCCATTGTTGCTAACTTTGCTTTGTATTCTTCGTCAATATCATCAACATTTGGGCTTAAATTGTTTTGATCCATCGCTTTAGTCCATCTTTGTTTACTAGAGACACGAACTAAGTCTAGCACAGTTCACGTTCAAATGCAATCCAAAATGCAGCAGCAATTACCAATTTTGAGAAAACCCAAAATTGTAAGGTGATTTAGGTCAAAAATGGGGCTAAAACCCCGCCAAAACTTTTTGGATTTGGTAAACTTAAAAAATGAGAGGTATTTGTCTTTTAGAACGAGGAAGAAAATAAGTCAACCACCAGCCGCTAAAGCGGCTGGCTTGTAACTGCCACTGAGAGTGGCGCTACCATAGGCGCGTTGACAAGCGCCCTGGCTCGGATGTTCCGAGCCGCGTTACAGTCGGCATTTGAGGAGTGACCACAGGCAACACACTTGAATGTGGCTTGGTCAGGGCGATTACGCTTATCGATGCAACCGCATAGGTGACAAGCCCTGGAAGTATTGCGAGGGTCTACGAGATGCAAGCGGACACCCGACAATTGAGCCTTGTAAGTCAGCAGTTGGCGCAGTTCGCCAAAGGCCCACTTACCGTGTCGGGCGCGTTGATTGGCCCTAACCGTTGTCCGGTCACGGATGCCCGTCAAGTTCTCAAGGGCTATATCCCTGCCGGTGACTTTCGCCTTCTCAACAATGCGCTTGCTGATGACGTGATTCGTGTTCTTCTTGAAGCGCCGCTCGCGGCCACTCAGCCGCTTCAACTTGCGCTTGGCGCTTCTGGTTCCGACTTTCTGCAAGGCGCGACGCAGACGTTCGTAGTGCTGGCGCGTGCGCTCCACCTGTTCACCGCTAAAGCTCTCACCGTCGCTGTCCGTCGCCAGATTGACGATGCCGAGGTCTACCCCCAGCACGTCTTTCAGTTCACCGGGCGTCGGCTCCTCGACGTTGCACACGGCGAGCAAGTAGAACGCGCCCTTGACCAGTACAAGGTCACTCTCGCCTTGCCGCGTCCTGAGCAATTCGCGCTGGCGCTCGCCGCACACAAACGGCAAGCGCAGCCGACCGTCAACGGTCCAGATGCTAACCTCTCCCTTGTCCACGTACCAGCGGAGAATACGGTCATCGTAGGCAATGCCGCCCGTCGCCTTGAAGGTGCGCTGCGTCTTGCGGTCCAACTTGTACGCGTCGGCCACCTTCGAGACGCAACGGACCACCACCTGAGACGACAGCGACGGGAACGCCTCTCGCGCCGCGTGGTACGCCAGCTTGTGAAGGTCGTACTGGCGGAACGTCCGCGCCTGCCACGCCTGTTCACTCAGCCAGTTGCACGCGGCGTTAGCCGTTTCCAGCGTGCGCTTCAAGGCGTCCGCTTGGCGCTCGTCGGGTTGGAGTTTGACCTGTGCTATCAGCTTCATGGCTCCAGTATAGCACAGATGCGCGAAACTGTCAAGTATGGAATGTTCATCCGAGAGAGGAGCAAGGGCGCTTCCTCTGCCGCTTGAAAGCGGCAGTCTCCGCGCCTGGAATTTATGAAAAAATTAAATCAAAATNNCATTGTATTACAATGTAATACAATGGTTAAACTTAAGATTTAGATTCAATAATTTAGATCAAAGGTTAAAAGCAAAAATGAGGAAGTCAAAAACAAAGAAGAATGATAAGTAGACTACTCATTCGCCAGTAGGCTCATTCGTAGGCAGAAAAATCAGTAAATTTTTCTGCTATTTATTTTTAGAGTAATCTTTCTTATTTTGAATAATCATTCGATCAAAAGTCAAAGCAGAAGAACATTAGATCAATGACTAGCAATTTCAGAGGTTTTTTTACTGAATTAATCATTGTAAAGATTAGACGAAAAATTAAAAAAAAGGTCACAAGAAAAAACGACGAGTTTGCTTACAGTTTCTTCACATTTTCTTCATAAGTTCTTAACAAGTTAAAATAATCAAAGGAATTAAATGATAACGTTTAAGCAGCTTTTTACCAGGGCCATGATCTGGAACGACATCCCAGTTTCGTGGGAAAATATGACAATGGATTCTTTTAGCATTAATTCTTCGCCATTACTTGAGGAATTCATAGTTACGAATGACGTTGCCATCTTTGGTAGCAATGGTTCTTATTGCATTAGCACAAAGCTTGGGTCTTTTGTTATGTTGAGCAGTGTGGAGTTCTTTATCTTTGAGGATCAGGTTCCCATTGATGAATTGTTCCTATTACTTAACACTGATGAATTAACTGAATTCCACGACTGGTATAATATTTATCCAATGCATCCATCTATTGAGCATCAAACAACGACTGGCGATGCTCATTACGGGATATACAATGCGGTGGATGCTGGAATCTATGGAGAGACCGAGGTTGCAACTGTTGGTCAAGTAATTGAAAAAGCAAGGACTAAAAATAAAAAGGGGAAATCACGATGAATGAAAGTAGAATGTGTCCTATTTGTGGAAACAATATGAAAGTTTACAATACGTGGTGGTGTCCCTATTGTGAAAAGCCAGAACCAGAAATCGTGAAAGTATTTAATCTAATTAAATGTATAGATTACCTAGTGGCAAGAAATCTTTCTGCTGGAAAAACACACGACGAACTAATGAGAATTGCCAACGATTGTTATGAGTTTAGAAACAACTCTTGTTTTAGATTCTATCTTCTAAGAGAAGAAGATATGAATGATTACGTTGATGAATATGTGTTATTTAATAATATGATTACATCCAGCTTTGATGTTGATGATGGATGTTTGTTTGAGGTTATTTGGTGATATAGTAAAGAAAGGTAAAACCCAATGACAACATTCGGATCTTTGTTTTCTGGAATCGGTGGTTTTGATCTTGGATTAGAATTGGCCGGCTTACAATGCAAATGGCAATGTGAACTTAATGATTTTGCCATTAAGATACTTGAACGTCATTGGCCAAACGTAAAACGCTTTAAGGATGTGAGGGATGTTAATGGAAGAAACGCAGCAACAGTTGACGTTATTGTTGGGGGATTTCCATGCCAAGATTTATCCATTGCCGGAAGCAGGAAGGGGTTGGCTGGAGAGCAAAGTGGACTTTGGTTTGAGTTCTATAGAATTCTTAAAGACATGCAGCCAAAGTTGGTTGTTATCGAGAATGTCCCCGGTTTGTTATCAAGTAACGATGGACGAGATTTTGCCATTATCCTTCGGGGGTTGGTTGGGATCGGGTATGGCGTCTCCTGGAGGATATTTGACTCTCAATACTTCGGAGTCGCCCAACAACGCCGTCGTTTGTTCATTGTCGGAAGTTTTGGAAATGGACGTTCCGCACAAATACTCTTTGAGCCTCAAAAATCTACAGTTCTACCAATCAAGGTTGCACAGGTTTCCTCTACTATACTCACCAAGTATGGACAAAGATGGAACGATAGCGAGACTCTCATTGACGAGGGTGGAACAAGAATTAGAAAACTTACCCCAACAGAGGTAGAAAAATTACAGGGATTTCCGATTGGTTGGACGAGCGGACAAAGTGATTCCAAGCGTTATCATCAACTTGGAAACGCCGTAACGGTTCCTGTAATTAAATGGATAGGGGAACGTATAGAAAAAACAAAGGATAATTAAATGAGCACATCAATGCTTGTTCTTTGTATTGGACTAGGTGCCATTGCAATAGTTATCGTTTATGCCCTTATTAAAAATAGAAATGACAATAAACTACAGGAAGAAAGATACAGAGAGTTTTGGAATGTTAAAAAGGATGGCGATGATGACATTGGTTATCATCCCGATCCTATTCCACCTGGTTCTGAATCAATTTTTATTCCTAGTTTATCAGTAAAGATCATTGATTTTTACCAGGAAAGATACGGGTTGCTTTGTCAATGGGAGGATCAGACCGATGCAGGGCAAATCATTGTCGTAAGACTTAAGCCACCTAGTATGGTTAAGTCAATCAAGGAATTAACTGACACCAGTCACCTTGGTCTTTTCCTAGGCAGAGATGGTATTAGCGTAAATCTTGACTCTGGCAGCTTAATAATCGAGGTTCCCAAAAAACGAAGTAAACCATTGCTTCTTGGCCCTATGCTTGCAGAGTACGAACCAGCACTGGATAAATTCTGTCTTGGTTATGATAGACGAGGCAAGATCGTTGAACTATCATTGGATAAGAGCAAGCCCCATTGTGTAATCCAGGGAGAAACAGGGTCTGGCAAAACAGTGGCCACAAGAGCAATACTAGCCAATATTATAGTGGCAGCAAAGGCCGCTAATATTAGCAGGGATATGGCAAGGATCATTGTTTATGATCCAAAGGGAGACCTTGATCCAATAGAAACTCCATCATTGTCTTTTGTGAAAAACCATTATTTAGTTGACAAGTTTGCAACAGATGCTGGTGAATTTTCTAAAAGGTTAGATGATCTTTGTAATGAAATAAAGAATTCCAATAGGGATAATATATTCAAGGGAACAACGTTTGTTATCTGCGATGAAACAGCAGACATTATTAATAATCCAGTTGGCGGTAGAGCACTGGACTACATTGCTCAAATGGGCAGGGGGTACAATGTATTCCTTGTTTGGGCAACAGGTGGAATTACCAATGCCTTTACTGGTAACTTGAAGTATCTACAAAATGCAACTCAGCATAATTTATTTCTTGGACATTCCAATAGATACACAAGGCAGGCCCAAGGTGGACAGGCAGCGTCAGCACGAGGACGTGGTGATGCCAACTATCAGAGATCAGATTTCCCTAATGGTGGAATTAATATTCAAATTGCAATGGTAGATTCTGCGTTTGAGCAAGAACTAAGAGCATTGTCTAGCACGCGTAAAATAGTTGAAAAAGCAGCGACAAAATCTGAATGGGACACACTACATCCATTGACTGTTGCATACTTTAATTCCATTGAACCTGGCAATGCTATATCTATTGTTGCTATGAGGAAATATTATGCAGATCATGGTGTTTCCTTATCATCCAATAACTACAACGATGCTAAGAAACAATGGGAACTGGCAACGCAAATGTTCAACATAACAAGAGCCAGCGAAAGAACAAAAGCAACATTCGGTGGAGTAAAGATGGAACAAGGAAAACAAAACCATCGGCCATCGAGATGGTACGGAAGGGAACAGGATGGATAATTTTAGAGGTACAATATCAGCAGTGATTATTATAATCACACTTACAATAGTGGGCATTATTATTTATGGTTATTCTTTAATGCCAGAAATTGACAAGGCTAATATCACCAAACAGTTTCTGAATATCTTGGCAGGAATAACAATCATTGGAGCAACAATAGCTACTGCCGTTGCAATTATTTGGTTGATTAATATGGTCAAGGTAATACGTATGCCAGGACAGCAGTATAATCCCAATTCATTTAGTGGTAAAATTGAACATGCGATTCAGATTCCAGATAAATCAGAGGTAAAGATTATTCCACCACCTCAACCACAAGATCGAAGGATTCAACAGGGGCAAGGACAGGGACAAGGACAACAAAGACAAACCAATGGTGCCCAATATGGTGGACAATCAAGGAGACGACAACAAGAACAGGAGTACGAGGAATGACGGAAGAACCAATAATGGAACTAGATGAATTAGTTATTAGAATAAAGAAAACCGTTGATGCAATACAGGAAACACTTAATGTTATGCATACAAAGTTAGCAATCACGGATGACGAAAAGACGATGGCCCTTTCGTTGGTTATTAATCAACTTGCAAGTAAAAGGGCATGTCGTTACTATGAAATAAAGGAATAGCGATGAGCGATGGACGTTTACACAAGAAGTTGGCCTTTGTTGGGCTATGGGTAGTTGTTGTTCCTATGTCCATCGTTATCCTATTGTTCACTGGAAGTATCTTGTATGCTGCTTTGTTTTTCACTGGTGGTCTATTCTCTGTTTACATAACACCAGATAGAGATCACTTAGCAATGACCCACGAGAAGTACCATGATATAAGAGTCTTTGGTATTCTGGGGTCACTATGGTTATCAGAGTGGTATCCATACGCCATGATATTTCCTCATCGTTCAAAGTTAAGTCATTCCATCGTTGGAAGTGTAATAAGGTTTATTTACTTTGTTATCGTTATGATTATCAATGTATTCCTAGTTTACTTTGTAATTGGCATGTTTTTTCCCGATGTACTAAAGACATTATCAATCATCGAATCTATAAAAGATAATCCAGACAACACGAAAACGATATTGATTATGTGTACATCGTGGATGTACATTGACCTCTATCATTACTGGAGAGATGGAATATACAACAATATAATTATTAACGTATTAACAATACCTAGATTATTGGTGAATAATGAAAGTCAACAGTCATCTTACAAGATGCCAAGAGGTGATAGCGAATTACAGTGGAGTAATGATTGGTATAGACCCAGGAACAAAAATAATAGGAGTCGCTATAGTAAAAGATAGGAATCCTATTTTTTGTGGAAGAATAAAATCCAACGGTAAAACAGTCATTGAAAGGTTGGGCGATATAGGAAACCAGGTTCTTCGCCAAAACTTTTTTGGCCTGGCAAACTTAAAAAATGACGGGACTTTTCAATTTTTCGGAATTGAAAATCAACACGTTTCAAGATATTCTTCTGTAATTCAGGTAGCTCAAAGCATGGGCTATCTAATGAGAATAATGTATCCAGCCATTGCTATCGAAGTACAACCACAATGGGGTCATAAGGCTCTTTGCGGTAGAGTAATGCAAGTACCAGACAGTGAAATGGTAGACATGGCATTATCTCTATGTACAAATGCCGTCATTTTGGATACAATAGATTCAAATGCGGCCCACGCGTTGGGCATAGCAATAGCTGCACATGACATAATTATAAATCTACAGGAGAACAAATTAGATGAGAGTATTAGGAAAAACTGAAATAAAAGTTATGTTCCAGGTGAACGATGGAAAGTCTATCGTGTCAAAGGCTGGAAAGGTGTTATCAGGGCCAGATGCGTTGAGATACATTGCAACAGATGCCGTGTTCAAGCACTGGCTATTTAATACTAATAGAACAATTGTTGGAAATAGCATTAGATTTCCCGTGGATGAATACCTTGATGAGTTTGGATTCGGAGACGCTAGGGCACATCTTGATTACATATCTTGGAATGGAAAGTTCTTTCCTCTTGGAAAGATGTTGTCTTGCTTTAATGCATATTGTGAGGCTGTTCCATTGCTTAGGGCTGGTATATCTCCAGGAAACGCAAAGTTTATAATTGAATCCAATGGAATACATGTTACTGAGGATATTAACAAAGCCGAGGCCATAGAAATAATCTCGAATATTAATCTAATGAAAAGAACAGCATCCCTTTACAAGATCGTTGGGCTTGGTCTAAGAAAACCAAAGGTTAGACCAGATGGAACAGTAACAAAAACTCGTAAGCAATGAATCCTTCATCAGCTAAAGATGATGAACAATACGTAAAAACAATGGTGCAATGGACACTGTTTCACGTTGTTCATCATAACATAACTAACATTAAATACATGGCAGAGTTATGTAAATACGGTGGCTTGTTACAGAGATCAGTTGTCGGCGTACTAAAAAACTATATGGAGAAGCATAAGACAAGTGGAGACAGGGATATTGACCAAACTATTAAAAGCATTATCAATGCCAAGCGACGTGAAGAATTTCATCAGGTTGCTATTGAGTATCCGAAACAGCGGGGAATCCGATGAGCGATAAAGATAGTTTTTCCAGCGAAATACTGGCAGCGTTAGATGAACTAAGAATTCTTTCTGTCGTTGTAGCAAAAGAGCTAGAAAAAAAACCTATACTAAAAAACTATGCTCTTAGCAGGGCGCATCTAATTGGTTCAATAGCAACATGTATTGCAGTCAACAATGCTTCTGTTCTTAAACCAAAAAATAAGGACGGTGGAATTGTTATTGGTTTGATCGAGACCATTGCCCCTGTAATAATGTGGGCATATCTCATGGGATTGATTGATGCAATGGAACCAAGTAGCGATAAAATTCTTGAAGAAAAATCATCAACTGTTGTTCAGGAAAGTTCTTCATAGGTGTTGTTTATAGGGATGTCATGTATACGTCCATAGAAAAACCACTGAATAACATGAATAACATGAACGACCTGAATAACTGAATAACTAATGCAACATTAAAGTTTACAATAAAGGAGATTCCGAGAAATGAAAACAGCAAGGGAGTTAGTGGATCAACTCAATACCGAGGAATTCTTTTCACCATACCAGATCGAGGACATAATTGATACGAATGGTGTAGTCGAGGTAACAAAGGTTGATTTGGATGAACACCGTTGGTATGTTTTGGGAACAGTGGTTTTCAAGGTTGGTGAGGATGTTTGCTATAAGTGTAAAGCATTTGAGATGAACGAGGTTCCTTCCGTAACGTACAAGAAGAAAGTTTGATACAATGAAAAAACACCCATTGATTGGATACAAGACTAAGTACGGAGAAGTTCTCACCGTAGGAATTGCTGGACAGTTATTTGAGTCAGCAATGCTTCCTGGCGATAAACTCAACCATCTAGTTACTATGGATGGACAATATTGCACATGCGATCCAATGCCAATTGGATACAATGATTTACTCTATGTTGTCCCGTGCTTACATAGAGAAAATTTAAGGATGCACATGGAAGAATACAATAAATCACCAGATGAAGAAAACGATGATTGGCTAGAGTTTATCAAAGAGCAGGATGATCGAAGAACTTTGTGGATGATGTGATAAAAGATATGTTTTGGTGGATTTCAATTCTAGTGTGTATTGCAGTTATAGCAATACTAATGATGAGGTGACATGGAAGTAACATGGTCTGGACTTCTTGGTAATATCATAAAAGGTATCATTGTATATGTTTTATTAAGCTACTTCTTCCAAGGATGGTTAGAAGTATTTTTAGTTTTTGCAATCATTTTCGTTGGCATTATTGCTACCGCAATACATATTGGTAATCGAATAAGCCAAAGATATTATTACACAGAAGAACAGGAAGACGATGATGATTAACGTAAAATACGCAAAAACATCAAGATTTAATCAATGTCAATCTTGTCCTTCGGCACTTATACGCGGGATGGTAATGAATTAACTATGTTGCAGTAAAAATCATTGACTTTACCAATATTAAACACGGAGAATATCTTATCGAACAATTAAAGCAGCGTGGAAAACAAATTACACGGATGCAAATTTAATAGACAGGAGAAACCAATGATACTAGGCTTTGACACTGAATCGGCGAGACTTGTTCCAAGTAATAGACATTTGATTAATACCGTTGGTCTAACATGCGCTGGCTTTGCTTGGCGTATGCCAGACGGTGTAGCAACAGCGACAATTCCAACGATAACAGATGGTGAGACGTACAAACCAGAACTTGAACAGGAAGAAGCAAATGACATTCTAACCATCCTTGAGG